GGGGGTATTACTGCGAGTGCTGTGAGGAATATGTTGACGAGGAATTGTATTCCGTCAGAGACAGCCGCGGTAATTGGATCGAAGTCTGCGAGGACTGCCGTGATGAGAACTTTACCTACTGCGAGTGTTGCGGGGAGTATTGGCCGAACGACTGCACCACGGAAATTGACGACCGATATTACTGTGACAGTTGCCGCAATGAGTATTGCAGCGAGTGCTACGAATGCGACGATTATCACCACACGGACAACATGACGGAAGTTGTGAACGCCCGTGGCGATGAGGTTCTTGTCTGCGAGGACTGCCGTGACAGATATTACGAGCAGTGCGAAGTCTGCGGAGAATACCACATCCGAGAGGATATGACGTTCGTTACCTTGCGTGACGGCGACCACGCCTATGTCTGCGAGGATTGCATGGATTTTTACGAGGTCTGCCCGCACTGCGGCACGATGATTGAGAGATGTGATAACGGAACCTGCCCTGAGTGCGGCGCCGTTATCGACGAGAAAGAGGAGGACGAAGCGGTATGAAAAAGTTAGAAGATTTCCTGATGCCCACTCAGAAAGAACTGTTTTCCAAGCTGTGCGACCGGTTCAAAGGCCGCACTACGGTTTGCAAGAACAGTTATATCCTTGTTCGCGGCGAGGCCCCGATTATGCTGGTGGCCCACCTCGACACGGTTCACAAGACCCCTGTGAAGCATATCTGCAAGACGCAGAACGGCGGCATCCTGATGTCTCCGCAGGGAATCGGCGGCGATGACCGCTGCGGCGTTTACGCTCTTGTGACGGTCTATGAGCAGTCTGCGGTCAAGCCGTGGCTGCTGTTCACCTGCGACGAGGAAGTCGGGGGCGTCGGGGCAAGCGCGTTCTGCACCCGTTTCCAGAAAGGGAAACTCCCGAAGAAAGAACTGGAA